ATACCTATCCGAAGACGATATCCTCAAGGATACTAACTTTGAAGGATCAGCGGCTAATACCCTTTTGGATGCATTAGTTTATATCACACACTTTAATGCAGTTAATGCTAATATGGCATTGAACGAGACATTCCTTGACTCTGCACAACTTAGACAATCTGTTGTCTCTCACGCTAAGTTGTTGGGTTATACTCCTCGTTCTGCTTATGCTCCTGTTGCTTATGTTGATATTCTAATTAATAATCCTACTAACGTTACTAACAGTGACGGTGATTATATTCCTATGATCATGGAAAAGGGTACACAGTTTAATACTCTTATTTCTGGTAAGACATATACATTTGTAAATGATGCGACACATACAGTTGTTCGTAATAGTTCTGGTCAATACAAATATACTAATATTAAACTTGTTCAGGGTTCGTATAAAGATACTGAATATGTGTTTGATAAAGATACTGCTGAGAAATTCTTAATTCCTCATAAGAACGTAGTAACATCTACACTAACTGTTACTGTACGTGAATCTGGTAATTCTACTGAAACGGTTGACTACGAATTATCAACAGATATTACCGGCATTAATGCTGAATCGAATGTATATTTCTTACAAGAAGGTCAAGATGGTCTTTATGAGGTATATTTCGGTGATGGTGTACTTGGTAATGTACCAAATAATGGTAATATTATCGAATTAAATTACGTTGTTACCGATGCAACAGATGCAAACGGTGCAACTACATTCTCACTTGCAGATACAATTCAAGGTAACTCGGATGCTACAGTAACAACTGTGACTAAAGCTTCTGGTGGTGCAGTAAAAGAAGACATTGATTCAATTAAATTTAACGCGCCGCTCGCTTATGTTTCTCAGAACCGAGCAGTTACACCTGATGACTATAAAGCAATCGTATTGAATGCATTCCCTAATATCGATGCTATCTCTGTATGGGGTGGTGAAGATTCAGATCCACCAGATTACGGTAAAGTATTCATCTCTATTAAACCTAAAGATGCAGAAACATTAACAGATACACAAAAAGCAACATTAATTGCACAAGATCTTAAACCAAAGAACGTAGTATCAATTACACCTGAGATTATAGATCCAACTTACACGTATATTCTATTAGAAATATTCTTTAAGTATAATCCTAACCTTACTGATGCATCTGCAGATGACCTTGCTATTTTAGCTCGTGAAGCAATTAGAGATTATAACAATAATGAATTAAAACGTTTTGATGGTGTATTCCGCCATTCAAATGCATTAGGTGTTGTAGATGATTCTGATGTTTCAATTATCAGTTCGACAATTCGTGTTAAAATGAAAAAACGTTTTGTACCTACATTAAATACTGAAAAGAAATATGAAATTAAATTCTCATCTGCTTTCTATCAAACATCGTCTAATGAGCAAATTGTACGTTCTACTGAATTTACATATCTAGGTAGATCATGTACATTAAGAGATACACAGAACGAAGACGGTTCAAGACGAGTACAGATTGTCACTGGATCTGGTGTTGATACTGTCGTGTTAAATACAGATGCAGGTTATTTAGAAGAAGAGAATGGATTATTAGTATTAACTGCATTTAATCCTTCTGCCTTTGTTGGTGATTACATTGAATTAACTGTTTCACCAGAATCAAATGACCTTGCACCGAAGAGAAATGAATTATTAAATATTCTTGTTGATGACTGTATTGTAGAAGGTTCAGTCGATACAATGGTTACTGGTGGTACTGCTGCTGGTATCGATTATGTAACAACATCAAGGCACTAATAAATGGCTTTAACATTTGATTATACTGATGGCGCGCACCTGGTCTCTATTGTAGATGACCTTGTACCCGAGCACATAAGACATAATTATCCTGGCCTTATGGCTGCGGTTAAAGTTTATGCAGAATATCTTGAGCATATTAATAACTCAGGACATTTCCTTAATGCACTTGACCATCAAAGAGATATTGATAGAGTAGAAAGCGCTCTATTAGAACAGCTACAAAAAGAAATTGGTGCACCGATTCCAAGACGTTTTGAAGCTGATCCGAGAAAACTATACAAACGTGTATCAGAGTTTTATAGATCTCGTGGCACGCCCGATTCAATCAAAGCTTTCTTTAGAGTACTATTTGATGATGAGGCTGAAATATACTTCCCGAAAGAAGATATGTTTGTCCCATCAGATGGTAGATTCTTTGATTATAGCGATGATGTAGTTTCAAATAAAGGTTCATATACACCAACTCATACCTATACAATGGCAGCTCCTTCATTGGATACTATTGAAGGTAATGATGATAATGCACGTAAATTAATCTTTGATAATCCAATTGTATTTGTAAACGATGTACAAACTACTGCATTTACACCTTATGTTATTGTTAATGAAACAACTAACGTATTAGATTATTCTATTGTATTTGATTCTGATTTAACAGCAGGAGATATAGTAGAGGTTTATAACGGTGGTGCATTTACTACAAATGATGGTTTTCCTGATGATTACAAGAAGATACAAGATTCATTCTTCTACCAGAAATTCTCTTATGTACTAAGAACTGGTGCGAATATTGATTCATGGAAAAACGCATTCAATAGACTTGTTCACCCTGCAGGATTTATTTTCTTTGGTGAGATCTTACTATTACTTGATAGCTTAGGTCAAGCTGCACCATTGATTCAACCAGGTTTCCAAGTTTCTGGTCTTGCATTCCCAATTGTTATTAATCCAGTATTAATTGGTGTAACAAATGTGAAGACTAAACAAATCGGTACTGAAACTGAAACAGCATCGTATATTGAATTACAACACAAATATCATAATCAAAAGATCGAAGCATCTACTTACGATGAATGGTTTAGTAAGCGTGGTGCATTTAAATACCAAGAAAATCCTGGTATGCCACGACAATTATGGAATCAATTAAAGTTCTTATATGGCGATCAAATTAACCAAATTGATGAATATACCTTTGAAGATGCTATAAATAAAACAATAAGGAATACAATGACTTCGATCACTCATACTAGAGTGGCACAAACAGGTGATGTTAGTTTAACATCTGGTAGTGATCAAGTTACTGGAAATGGTACAACATTTACAAGTGTTTATTCTGGACAAGAAGTTCTTGGTTCAGACGTTTATGGAGTAGGCGATACACTGATAGTTATGAATGGCACTGATTTCGAATTTTACGAAATCGAATCTGTTGATAGCGATACTACTCTAACATTAACAAAAAACGCAGCGACGACGCTGTCGAATACAACTTTTTATAAGCAAAGTGCAGATACAATCTAGGAGTTAAATAATGACCGCCATTGTTACTAAAGATTTTAGACTTAACGCAGCCAAAAAATTTATTGGCGACGTAAGTAATACATATCCGGAGTATACGGCTAGTCCGGACACAGAAAACAGATATTACCTTTTCACTGGTCGTGGTGAATCTTGGGCAGATGACACCAACCCAGATGATCCATATGATAACACATATTCAGTTCATACCGATGTATGGCAAAGAATGCATGCGTTAAAAGAGATCACCGATACAGATGTGACTTTTGCAGCACCTCGTTATCAGTGGATTTCAGGTACAACTTATACAGAATACGATGATCGTGACGATGAGCTTGAAGGCAAGAAATATTATGTTATCACCGATAATAACAACGTCTATATTTGCTTGAAGAGTGGCGGCACTTCAACTAAAAACCCAGACGTAACTGGTGTACAAACTTCTGGCGTAATCGATTATACTGCTGATGACGGTTATATTTGGAAATACCTATATACTGTATCAACAGACGATTCAAACAAATTCCTAACATCTGCATTTATTCCTGTTCGTTATATTGCTTCTCAACCAGCTGTTGGTGCTGATACAGCATTAAGTAACCAATGGGACGTAGAAGATAACGCGGTTGACGGTGCAATCTATCATGTTAAAGTAACAAACGGCGGTTCAGGTTATACCTCTGCTCCTACTGTTGCAATTGAAGGTGATGGATCTGCTGCTACAGCAACTGCTACAGTTGAAAGCGGTGTTGTGACAAAGGTTACAATTACAAATGCAGGAACTGGTTATAACTTTGCAAGAGTAACCTTTACTGGTGGCGGTGGTTCTGCTGCAGCTGCAAGACCTGTTATTGGTCCTAAAGGTGGTTTTGGTGCAGATCCACGTAATGATCTACGTGCGCATTATATCACAACTAATATCTCATTGACATATGCTGATGGTGGTGGTGACTTTATTGTAGGTAACGATTTTAGACAGATTGGTATTCTAAGAAATCCATATGATTATGGTACTACCAATGTATCAACTGCTGATACTATGTCTGCTTCTTATTCAATTACGCTTGATGATACAACTGGTTCATATGCTTCTGATGAAGAAATTGAAGGTACATCATCTGGTGCAAGAGCAATTGTTGACCATTATGATTCTGCAAACGGTGTAATTCGTTATCACCAAACAGATGAAACTGGTTACGAAGCATTTACAACTTCAGATAACATTCGTGAATACGGTACAAGTGATACTGGTGTTGGTGTAGATACTCTAGGTAATCCAGAAGTTGAGCCTTTCTCAGGTGAAGTCGTCTTCTTGGAAAACAGAACTCCTGTAAATAGAGCATCTGACCAGATCGAAACTATCAAACTTGTACTAGAATTTTAAGGATTAGTATAACATGGCTATTAAGTTTAACGTAGAACCATACTATGATGACTTTGAATCAGCAACCTCGGTTGATGGTTTAAGTCCAAAAGAAAAATATAATCGAATCCTGTTTAGACCGGGCCATGCTGTACAAGCTAGAGAATTAACTCAAATTCAATCGATGCTTCAGCATCAAATCTCTTCGGTAGGTAAACACTTATTTGAAGAAGGTTCATTGGTAATTCCTGGTCATTCTACAGTAGAGACAAGCTTAGACTATGTTAAGATGGATAGTAACGGTATTAATGTTGCTGATCTAGATGATCTTATTGGTTTAACATTTACTGGTGGTGACACTGGTCTTCAAGCACGAGTTGTCGCTGTTG